CTTCGTATACTTGTCTCAAGTTGCTAAACAACCTACAGATGATTCAGTTTTCCGTTTCTTAGAAAATCGTTCTAAGATTGACTGGACAAGTCGTAACTTTAAATTAGCTGCAGATGTAAATAGTGCAGCTGCAGTCGCAGCAGGAAGCTCTTATGCTTTTACTGTTGACTCAAATAGTGATTCAGTCGATTGGCTGATTAAAGGTATGGTCTTTGCCGTAAATACTACTACTGATGCAGAAACAGTTGGCTATGCACAAGCTCTAGTTAGAGTGGAAAGTGCAGTAGCAGACGCTGGATCAACTAGTACATTTACAGGTAAAATTATTGACGTATCTAATGACAACGTAACTGGTTATAACGTTCTTGAAGATAATGATGACTGCCAAGTAATTGGTACAGCATTTGCTGAAGGATCAGCATCTCCAGACGTTTGGTCAAGTGAAATTGAGGATGACTTTGGTTATACTCAAATCTTTAAAACTGCTTGTGAACTTACAAATACTGCGATTGCAACTCGCTATCGTGGATACTCAAATGAGTTTGAAAGAATCTGGGCAATGAAACTTCGTGAACATAAAGTTGATATCGAGCGTGCAATGTTATTTGGACAAAGAGCTCGTGTTGGTGGAGTTCAGTATACTGAAGGTCTAGCTGGGCATATTGCAAAAAATGCAAATCCAAATACTGGTAATACTGCATTTTCTTATACCTCTGGCACACCTTACTATCGTAGTGTAGCTCAATCAGAGCTTACATACGATCGTTTACTTTCTGACTTAGAAGTTATCTTTGATCCAGCAAGAGGCGGTTCTGGAGATAGGCTAGTATTAGCTTCTCTTCCAGTAATTACTTTCTTTAACAAGTTAGGCGATGGTGCATTTATGGATGCTTCAATGGGAGCTCCTAATGGCGGCCCTCTATTGGCTAATCGCTATAACTTCGAAGAAAGAGATGGCGCTTTTGGTCATAAGATTATGACTATTGATACTGTTCACGGTACAATGCACCTAGTGAAAGAACCATTGTTCAGAGGTCAGACTTCTGGATTTATGCTTATGGCTGATATGACCAAGTGTCAATATCGTCCATTAGTTGGAAATGGTTTAAATCGTGATACTCATATCATCACTAACGTACAGAATTCTGATGAAGACTTACGTAAGGATATGATTGTTACTGAAGCTGGTCTTGAAATAACACTTCCAGAGTGCCATGCACTTTACGAAGTAGAATCAGCGTAAGGAGGTATAGGTTATGTATACTGATATTATAAATAAAAATAGTGGATCGTACGTAGATAAGCTAAAGCCAGAAACCATTTTTGAGTGGAATTATATTGATTGCGCTCCACCAGTAGTATCTTCAATAGGTAATTCTGGAGATGGTGTTATGGCTGACGGTGATCACGGTAGTGTCTTATTCCCTGGAAGCAATGGACAGCTTTATCCCTCAACAATGTGTTACATTGGTGCTTTTACAGCAGCTGGTACAACACCTCAAGTTGATGGAACTGTTCCCTCGGTAGATACAAATAATACCGCAGCAGGTTGGAATATGCAAATGGATGCTGAAACTGCTGACAATACTGGTCTTGAATTAGTTCTTGGCGGTAGTCAGTTTGGAAGCAATAGCAATAAAATTGTTGCTGGAACTCACGCAGCTGTAATCGACATGACAATCTATAACGTTGACTGGACTGATTTTGATGCAGCAGTCATAGGTTTTAGAAAAGCAGCAGCTTTTGAAACTGGTCATGGAGGAATCTTAGCAGCAGCTAGTGGAGATCCTGCTTATCATGACTTTGTGGCTTTCGGTTGTCAATCAGCTGATGATGTACAGATAGCAAGTGCTTTAGATGATGGTTCTCGTACTTATACGGATACTACTCAAGCTACAGCAGCTAACAAGAATCACAGATTTCAAATTAGTTTGGATTCTGATGGTGCTGTTACATATAAGCACGTTGGTGCGCAACCTGCTGGACAGGGCGCATTAGCTGCTCCAACAGTAACAGCTGCTTATACTTTTAATTCTGGAGATGTTTTAGTACCTTATATGGTAATACAAGGTACTAATCAGGATAGTGCTATCTATCTAAAGGACTTAAAAGTAACTCGTACACCATCTGTAAAAGGACATAGTGTTGCGTAAAAATCCGAATAAATAAGGATTGACAGTTTTGGATACTGTGGGGCTATTCGTAAAAAGGTTTAGCCCCAAACATCCTAAAGATTTTAAAATAGAAGGAAATTAAATGGCTGTTTATAACTCATCTAATACAGATGTAAAAGTTTTTGTACATCCCATAGTCCCAGGAAGTAAGACTAATTCTGCTGGAGATGTATCTAAGGATGTATATGATTATATAGCGACTTTAGACTCAACTAATAATAAAGTTATTTCTATTTCTCATTGCCCTATGCGAGGAGAGAGAGTAATGACAATGGTTGTATCTGGGTCTTAATGCTTAAGTGTCAACATTGCGAAAAACCAAATAAAGAAAATTGGTTTTACTGTAAAGAGTGTGGGAAAAGAGCATCTGCTCCAAAGTTTACTACTAACTCTTTTATGAGAAGCGATATAGCTAAAAGAAGTGATATAGAATTTAATACTATGGATATGGATAAAAGTATTGATAAGATGAGAAATCAGAAATGGGGATTAGATGGGTAAGTTTGGCAAAGGTTTAAAAACTGTTTCTAGTCGAACAATGACTGGAGGAAAGGGTAGATCAGATGATGTACAAAAAGCCAAAAAAAATGGCAAAGAAAAAGAAAAAAGCAAGTAAGAAGAAAAGTAACTCAAAAGCAAAGAGATATTAATAAATGGCAACGTTTAGCGCACAAGTAGTAGATTTAGTAGGAGCATTTAGCGATGAGACTGCATTAGATTCTTTTATAACAGAAGGAGCTAATGAGGTTATTAACGCTATGCCTCGTTCTGTAATGGAAAGAGTAGCAAAAGAAACGGCTGTAGTTGATGGAACAACTCCATCTGAGGGTCATAAGATATTACACGTACTTAGAAATGATGGAACGATAGACCAGCCTTGTAGATTGGTTTTAGCTAGAGATAGAGGTAGAATACAAGATTCTTCAGATATGCACTTTGCTACTACATCAGACCCAGCTTATTATATACAAGATGGTAAGATAAATATATTTCCAAATGGTAATGGGTTGATGGTTTCTATGCCTACTTATAGTCAAGTTGGTTCTGGGGGAAATAGAATAGACGCAAGTAGCGCTGAAAGTATTACATATTTTCCAGACGAGTATGAATATTTAGTTATTTTATATGCTGCAATAAAAGCATTACAGCAGAATATGGCTTCTAAGTCTAGCTCTTTACCAGGAGATATTGCATTGCCAGCGATACCAACTCTATCAGGCATAACTACTGTTAGTTATACTGACGCAACCAACGAGGATGCTTTAGTTGACCTTATTACAGTCCCAGCTAAAATAGATGTTAGTGCAAATGCTCCTAATTTTACTAAACCTAGTGTATCAACTTCTATTGGTCAAGCTACAACAGCATTACAAAATGAAGATATTGAATTAATGGGTTCAGCAGTTCAAAAAATTCAATCTGAGCTTGCGACTGTTAATGCTCATTTTGCAAACGAACAAGCAGAGTTTAATAAAGAAAGCTCTATATATCAAATGGAATTTCAAGAAGAAGTTACTAGGGTAAATCAAGAATTACAAGCTGAAATAGAAAAATTTAGAGCTAGACTTTCTGTTTCTCAGTCTAATAAACAACAAGACCAAGCTTTAAATATTCAAAATGCTATAAAACAAATGGAAGCTATTATTTCAGATAATAGCAATAAGCTTCAAAAATTTGGAGCTGACCTACAGCGCTATCAAGAATTAGTGTCTGCTGAGGTTCAAAATTTTAATTTAAAGTTGCAAAAACAAATTACTGATTATCAATGGTTTGTTAGTCAACGTCAACAATTACAAACTGATTACGATAAGGGTATTCAGATTATGAGAGGTGCTTAAAATGGCAGATAAAGCTTCAGGAAACACATCTTCCTCAATTTTTTTAGATGAAATAAAATCTTCTATGTCTGGAATACTAGACTACGAACCAAAAGATACAAACGATAAATGGGTATTTGCTGAAGTTTCGGTAGACCAAACAGCTAGTACAGATTTATTAGATACAGGTGATTCATATCTTGGGTCATCGACTCAAGTAGCAACTGGTGATTCTGTTAAATGGATTTGTATTAAAAATTTATCTAGCACTGCTACTGAAGGGGTTGCTATAGATTTAATAACTGGTACAGCTGCTTACAATTTAAAAGGTGTAAATATAGTTGGTGCTGGAGAAATGATTATTTTAAAACCTCAAAATACAACAGTAGCTGATTTACACGCTAGGTCTTGTACTATGGATGGAACTTATGGGTATTCTACTGCACAAGGAACTGCAACAGTAGTGGTTCAAGTAGCCGCAATATTGGATGATGCATAATGGCATTGACTGCAGTTACTCTTCCTTACCCTAGTTCAACAGATAGTACCTGTGATACTACTAGTGGAGATGCAACCATTACAATGGATAGCACAAGCGCTATTAAAGCAGAAATGAATGTTTCTGGAACAGGTATTCCAGTTAGTTCTAGAGTTAGCTCTATTACCAATTCTACTACTTTTGAATTAACAAAAAAAGCAACAGCAAGTAATTCAAATACTACGCTTACCTTTACTGGAGCATTATGGACTGGAGTTACTTTAAATACTTCTCCATATTGGACTGGAGTTACTTTACCCACTAGTGTATCTTGGGTAATACCAGGCTCTTGGAACGATATGACTACAAATGATTGGGAAGATGAAACAAGAACATGGAAACAAATTGGATTACTTGGAAAGGATTCTGACTAATGGCAGTACATAGCTTAACAGTTAAAAAAATTATATCTAGAGTAAGACAATCTTTTCCAGAAGCGCCAGAAAATTATATTATGAATTTAGTTAATGAGGCATTAGTTGAGCTTGGTAAATATAATAGTAAAATTGAGTATGCAAAGCTAACAACTGTAGCAGACCAGCAATGGTATACATTAAGTGATTCTAATGCTGGTGTAGAGATAAATAAAGTATATAGAGTTGATTTTATGGACTCAAAAGGTGATTATGTAAAGATACCTAGATTACTTAACAACGAAATACAAACAATGGATATAGACTAATGGCAAGTACTTATAATAATCCAGAAGATTTTATTGCTTGGTTTATTACTGGAGACCATTTAGCAATAGTTACTACAAATGGGAGTGATAATGATACTATTCATCAAAGGTTAGGAGACTATAAACCTATAGATGAAGTAGTAACAAATGGAGTGTTAATACATTATACTGGAGAACCTAACGCTGTATCAGCAATTACAGACACTCCAGACATAGATAATAGTATGCACTCATCATTAATAGATTATGTAAAATTTAGATTGTACCAAGATAAGGCTGGTGTGTCTGTTGATAGCAACGCATCTGCTGTTGCTATGAGTATGGCAAGATCACACGAAGGCAAATGGAATGAATCCATTAAAAGATATGGTATGAAAAAACGGGATAAGACTGGTGCCCCAAGAAGAATTATGCCAGCAGATTTAAGATAGCCCTAGAGGCGGTGGTGGAGGTTTAGGAGTATATTATGGCTTTTCCAAAATATCAAACAAAAGAACTTTTAAATAAGATTCTTAATAGTGCAGAAACTGCAATACAGGTAGATGTTGTAGCAGGAGCAGAGTACGCAGAGGATTCTGCGCATACTCACGAGGATACTGGTAATTTTGTATTAGGTGTACGAAATGATGTATTAGCAGAATTAGGTGGAGATGATGGAGATTATGTTCCATTTCAAATGAATGCTTCTGGTGCTTTATATGTAGAGGTAGCTAGTGGTGGAAGCGCAGATGCTGTTTATACAGATGACGCTGATTGGTCAGATGGTTCATCTAAACATATGTTAGTAGGTGGTTTATACCAATCAACTCCACAAAGTATTACAGATGGAGATGTTGGGCCATTTCAAGTTGATGCAGATGGAGCTTTACATATATCTGATGGCGGAAATACAATAACGGTTGATGGTACAGTAGACTTAGGTTCAACAGCTACAAGTCATTTAAGTGAAATAGAAGGGGCTGTAGAGACTATTGAAGGAGCTGTTGATGGTAGTCAAATGCAAGTAGATGTGGTTGCTATTTCAGCTCAATCAGATGGAACATATATTGGTGATATTAAATTTGGAGAATCACTTCCAGCTGGTACTAATAATATAGGCGATGTAGATGTTTTATCAATAGCAGCTGGTGATAATAATATTGGTAATGTAGATATTGTTAGTTTACCTGCTTCTACAAATACTATTGAAGTTGTTGGAGATGTAGCTGAAGATTATGCAGCTGCTGGCAATCCTGTATTGACTGGTGGTCGACATGATGCAAGCGTAAGAACTTTAGATGATGGAGATGTTGGGGCGTTAGCATTAGACCCAACTGGAGCGTTATATACAAGAGAATTTTTAGGTCAGGCTGGTTCAATATTAGTAACAGGAACGACAAATGCTGTTACTACTGGTGTAACTGGAACAAAGTTTGTAGCGATACAATTTCTTGAGGATACTACTTTTGATGCTGGTTCTGAAGGTTTAGTCGCAAGTACTGCTGGATTATGGCCTGATGATAATAATGCGAGTACAACTATTGATGCTAATGGTGGAGCTGTAACTGGCAGTGAAGTATTCCCACAAGGTATGACTATATTCGGCAGATGGGATGGTTTTAAATTAGACAGTGGTAAGGTAATTGCTTACTTAGGATATGTATAATGCTAGCTTTAAGACTTACATTACATTCAATAGTTACACAAACAGCTCGTCTTGCAAGAGATATGTGGAACTCTACAAATCTTAATGACGTATGGGAACGAGAGTTAAGAAACTGGGATGATATAATATGAAAAATTTTAATATGAGGAAAATATAATGGCAACTTTAGCAGGAAGCACGATAGCGAGTACTTATGATTCGTTATTGCATGTTGAAGATAACACAGCTGGATTAGTAGCAACATCAACTGATTCACGAGTTATACAAGATGGTGTAGGTGTAAATAGTGCATTAGCACTTGCAACTGATAGTGTACGAATAACAAGTACAAATAAATTATACTTTAATGATGTTGGCGGTGAATATATATCAGGAGATGGAACAGATTTAACTATAACATCTGGTAATGATATAAAATTAGCAGTCGGTAGCGGTGGTTCTGTTTATCATACAGGAGATGGTGGTACAAATAATACTATATACGGATATGATGCTGGAGTAGCTCTTACAACTAATGGAAATTATAACGCATTTTTTGGATATAATGCTGGAGCAGCTATAACAACTGGAGACCAAAATATAGCAATCGGTCAGGGAGCTATGCAAACACATACTACTGGTAATAGAAATATAGCTATTGGTCACAATGCTATGGTTGATACCGATAATAATACAACGTCATTAGCATCTAATGATAATCTTTTTATAGGCGTTGATGCTGGTGGAGGTACTTGGACTAACACAGCTGTTCAACAAAATGTAGCAATCGGTAATTACTCAATGGATTCAGCTTTAGATGAGGCTCAAGAAAATACTGCAGTAGGATATAGTTCTTTAAGTTCTCTTACAACAGGAGATAGAAATACAGCTATAGGATATTTAGCATTAGAAGATGTCCAAACAGGGGCAAATAATATTGCAATAGGTAACAATGCACTAAAAGACAATACAACGAGTTCTAATATTGCAATAGGTGTAAACTCTATGCAAGTACATACAACTGGTGCAAATAATGTATGTATTGGTTTAAGTACTATGGATGATACAGATGTTCACGCTCAAACAAAA